CCAAACGCATATCGATACGACCATAAAACTCAGTGGCCATAGGTGGCAGTTGAGCTTCACACATGTAGCCAAGCGAATATGTTTCATTCGGCAAAACCTCTTCTACAAGAACGGGTATCAACGTTCCCGTCGTCATAGACAAAACATTTTCAAATGACAAATCCATGCCCGAACGATTGGGGATATCGACGGGTTGTTGCTTAAAAATTTTCGATAAATGTGCCATAATATTTTTATTGGTTAAACATTGAATATCGCAAAAGAAGAATCCATATTTATTAAACCCAAATGGATACTATTAAATAGTATTAAATAAAGTGTGATTTAACACTATTTAAAAGTCCTACATTTGTTTTTAACAAATATTCGATTCTATAAGGGCGATATCACTGACAAACCAAAAAAAACATTAATAGGCTAAAAGTGCGGAAACCGTACACTCGTCGAAAACAGCTCGGGTAACAGAATAGTAGGTGTTCGGCTTGGCTCGTCGTAAACGTACGCGAGCAGACGCTTCATAAAATTTCTTGTAAAGCGAATCCACCTCACACGGAGACGCATCAACCAAGTCTGATGCTGGCCTTCCAAGTAGCTCAAAAAAGTTTTTCTCAAAAAGTATTCGTAAATAACTATCCTTAAATTGAACAAATTTTGCCGAAGTATCGCGGATAAAAGAAGAACAATTAACCGATCGAAAACGGGCAAAGTCTTTAACTTCGTGTCCATATTTTAAAACTTTATTATTGAAAGATGAAATACGAGAGGATATAACATTCACAACATATTCGGCGCCGTCATACACATATTTTCGCTTCAATTCGAGACGTTTGTATAGCCGCTTAACACGTGGCACCAGGCGGTCGGAGAAATATCGAGGCAATAAAAGTTGTACAAGCTTTCCATGTTTATTCACGAATCGGTAAAAAAAAACTTGTCATACAGAACTTTAAACTCTTCAAAATCCTGGACGTTCTCTATCTGCTGGCGCAGGTCGGGGTGAAGCTTCATGAGATTCTCAAAATACGCATTACCAATCCCCTTTGACATTACACGCGGAGGTTTCTGAACATAGCCAGCTTGAACATACGGCGTTTGCTCATCCAAATGTTTGCAAACATATTTGGCCACATACTCGATTGTTGTATCAGTACTCTCGCGATCAGATAAATCGACCTCCTTAATATCAATCGCAGCATTTTTATGATTGACGTCAGAAAAATGCGAAATCCAGTCATTATAGATAAGATCCTTAACCTGCGCAAAATCCTCATTCAAAAATATCAAACCATGCCAATGCGGCCTAAATGTTAAAGGGCCATACTCTCCCTGAATGAAATATTTAATATCAAGCGTTTTATCGAAATAATACTGATATTGACGACGAACGCGCTTTATATGCGCCGAGATATCCGACTTCGAGAAAATGGGAACAAAAACACCGGTATCAACATACCTTTCAGGATTTAAATACCTATTAAATACATTTTCGTGCGAAAGATTATACTGCAAAGACTTCGAGGGGTGCTCGTAAAAGTACTTTTTTAAAATATTGAAGAAGTCGCAATCATTGTTTACGAACTTCACATGTTTATACGAAAGAAATGTATTTGGATACTTATATGTAACAAAGAGCATATATCTATGCTGCTTAGCTTCCTCCCTCAGACGAACAAACCAAGAATTTGTTTGCTGGCGAGAACATTCGACGCAATCACCGCAAGGCCGATATATCAACCGACCTTGCGTATCACGCCTATTTGTGGGTACAGGATGTAAACACATATCAATCAACGTGTATTTTATGTAAAAGTAAAAAATCCGAAATCTGCTCGCGAATACGATAATGAGTACCAACAATATAGTGAATACGGTCGCGCGCTGTTATAGTACGATCGGGAAAATCTCTATAATAAGTATTAATGATCCTAGCAGTGGTCGCCGCATTCTCATAATAATCGCTGGAAACCTCTGTGTGATGATAATCGTCGGGATTTTCAGAAAGAGTATACGGACAAGGATTTGTCTCCAAATAATCACGCGAAAAGAAGTCAAAAAAAGCGGCCTTATAATGCTGAGAGGAGCCGGGGAATGAAAGAAAAATAGAAGGCATTAAACCATGATTCATAGCATCAACGCGCGACATACTTTTAATGTAAAGAGCGCCCTCGCTACACAAATATACCTCATAAACACCTTTCTCATCGGAAGCATCTTCGACAAGAGAATTAATGAATACGAAAATGGAAATGGGAGCGGCGATATAATTAATACGCTCATCGTGTAAAGTCGCAAACTGTTTACGAACCGAAGGAAGAAGATTTTCGATCGGCATACTTTGATTACTTAATTGTTGTAACATAACTTTATTGTTTTAAGGTTTATGTGTCAAAGATACGAATAAATGTGCACACAAACAAACTAAAAGTGTTAAAAAATCAAAAAAAATTTTTCCGCTTCGCGGAAATTAAGGAGTTACTCCTTTTGCCCCAGAGGTTACAGTGGAACCGCCAGATGTAGAATAAACAGTTGTACCAGTCATAACGCCGTCAGCATTATAACGCTCAGCGCGCGACGTAGTCGGCTCTGTATAAGTGGTAGAGGTAAACTTCGTCGGCATAAAGCCCGCAACAGAATTAAGAACATTGCAAATATTACCAAAAACGCAGTTAGCAATAGCCGTACGGCGTGAAGATTTCATGCCTTTTATTTGCTCAGCAACTCCGCCCTGCTCCAAGAATTGTATAACCTTTTGTCCTTCGGCATCAACGAGACGACCCTCGGCAAGAGCCTTCTGGGCCTCGGCATTATTTTTAGAAATCATAGAAGCCGTCAAATCACGCTGCAAAACCATAGACTGTTGTATTTGCTGAATGGTCATATTATTGAGCGCTGCCCGGGTCATAGATTCGACAATAGATTGCTCTTTTTCATCAACACCAGCGTAATTAAGGGCAACGGTAGAATCATTCACACGTATTTGAGAGTCCATAACCTCACATTTCTTAGCAGACTCAACAATTGACTGCAAGTGCTTCTGAGTTTCTGCATTAAGGTTTTCAATGACAGCACCCGACTGAGATATACCAAGACGCTTGTAAATATCCGCATACTGTAAATCAACACGACGTATCTGGGCTTCTATCTGTTTGTTTATAGTATCGGCCGCAACATTATCGCGAAGTTCATCATAATAATTTTGTTGAGAACGTTTCAAATGAGCATCGCGGTACTCATCATAAATACGAGAAACAGAACCTATACCGTCTGTAAACATACCAAGCATTTCCAACAACATTTGACCACCTGGAAGATTGGAGATACCAGCACCCATATCACCAACAGAAGCAGAAGCAGCAGAAGCAGCGCCAGAAGTAGCACCGGAACCAGCAGAAGCGGCAGCACCATTCATCGAAGTAGGACCTTGCGCACCACCTGTCATAGCCAAAGCAGGATTCAGACCAGCTTCCGAATATTGCCGAACCATTGCCTCGGGTGATTGATATTCATTATACATCTCTTCTTGCCAGAAACGCTGTTTCTCGGCCTCAGCAGCATTAAACGCTTGCGAATTAGCTTGCATTTCTGCATTAAAAGCTTGCGCGTCCTCCTGCATAGACCTATTAAACTCCATTTGTTCAAGCATTGTTTTATAATTGTACTGAGCCTGAAAAGCATCAGAAGTAGAAATACCTGCACCTGATTCGTACTCGTCATAATTGGCCGCAAGAGAGCCTTGTACAAGGCTTAATAACCAATCGGGGGTAACACCAGACGTTTTAGCCAGAAAACGCCGATTACTATCTTCAAACGATCTATTACGTCGCTTTCGTTGAAATATTCCCATAACTACCTACGTCTTACAGGTTCATCCTCACCAAACAAAAAATCAAAGAAAGAGAGTACGGTGGAAGCAATAGCGGAAATCGGATTTGAAGCAGAAGCGAGATTAATCATTTGTTGCATCATATTCTTACTTTGTTCGTCCTCATTAGAGGCCAACTCCTCGGCATTGGACATAACAGACTGAGAGGTTAATTGCTGCATAGCCTGCATATTTTGCTGAACGTAAGAAGAAGACA